ACCACCTGTTTCATCTTTAGGATTAAAGATAACAGCACCACTTGGTCTTGCTCCATTTTGTAATAAATTTACATTATGTTTGTTTGCTAAATTATGTTGGTCAATATCAACACTAGATGCTTGCATAGGACTCATTCCATAATAGTCATCTAAAGGATTAAAAAGTTTTATGTGTTTAACTTTAGACGCACCTGTTGCTTGATCTACATCATAACTTTCAACAATTTGTCCTTTAAGCATATAATCATAAGCTACTGGCATTGCTCTTGTGCCTGCTCTTATTTTCATTCTGTCAGGTCTTAAATTATATAATTCAGTTGGTGGAGTATTATCTCCTCCTACACTTAAAATATAATTATTTCCTGAAATTAATAAATAAGAATAAAGACTTTGAAACCACTCAACTTGTGACATGGTTGGACTTGGATTATATAACAAATCTAATAAAGGGTGGTTATCAAGTTCTTGATCTCCTCTAAATAACATTATCTTAACTCTAGAAGCATTGTTTGCTATTTCATTTATACATCTATAAACAATAGCATTTTCAGAATAACCATCAGTCGCTAAATCATCATACGAAATTTTAGGTGCTGAATCATATCCTAACGAATTATAATAAACTATGGGTGCTTCTTTTTTCTGCACCTTTGGTTGTTCTTTTGTTTTAAAAATATTTTTTATATTGTCATATATTGCCATTAACTAATTCTCCAATTAACTTTGCCTGTCCTTTGTGACAGTTCTGTTATGCCCCACACCAAAGCATCTAATCTATCTGGTGAACCAGAAAATGTTGTGGGATTATAATTTGCCATTTGATCTTCTAAAAACTGAAAAGGTTTTAAATGCTTAACTCTATTCTGTTCATATAATGCTGATATTGGTTCTGCTCTTAAATATTTACCTTTGGTTGCTCTTACACTTCCATAACTAATATTGTTATCAATAGTCCTTATCACTCTTTCAACTAAATCTCCACCATTATTTACTTCGGCTATAATTTTATCTGCATCATATTTGTAATAAGTTTCTACTGCCATCTTTGCCCATTGGTCAGGTGTGTATCTACCTGTTACATCATCAATAACATAAAACTTTTCATCTGTACCTTTAGCACAAACAACTATTCCAGTTTCATCTGAATGCTTATTGCTAGTAACTGCTGGATCAATAGCAACTACTGTTCTTGTAAAGTTTGGTATTATGTCTGTTGTTTTTACGAGTGCCTTACTAATCATATTACGATTCCATAAAGCACCCTCAACATCTTCTAAAACTTCAGCAAATAATTCTTGTCTGCCCAGCCTAGTTCCTTCATACTTTTCTTTTAACTTTTTAACTGCGGACTCTGCAAGATTATCTTTATTTTCAAAAGTGCTACCTCTCGTTACAAGAGAATCTTTATTAACTATTAATTCTTTAATTAAATCTGTGGGTTTGGGAGTTGTTGTTATTACTACTTGTGGCTTATCTCCAAGTCTTAATCCAAATAATAATTGATCCCATGCTTCTGCGTTCTTCCAACTTCCCAACTCATCACACCATGCTCTATGAAATTGTGGTCCTCTTAATCGATCAGGTTGTTCAGCAGAAAAAGTTTTATATACTGTGCCATTTTTTAAAACTAACTCTCCAATACTTCTATTCCAATTCTCTATTAAATTTTTATCAATACAACCTAACAGTCCAGATACTCCCTCAACACAAGTATCTCTACCATCTCCAAATGTAGGTGTAACTATTGCTATTCTTGAATTAGGTTTTGTTAATCCATAAAATGCAATATCTTGTGCACCTGTTCTGGTCTTACCCCAACCTCTTCCAGCTAATATTAACCAAACATTCCAATCTCCACTAGGAGTTATCTGTTTCGGTCTTGCTGTCTTGCACCACGACAGATGTTTCAGTAATATTTTTTGGTTTAATAAAGTTAATTTCGTTAAATAACTTTCTGATTTCAATAAGCTGTTGTTCTTCTCCGAATAATTCGCTGTCGTCTTTTCCTGTAAGTTCATGATAATTTTTTTCTTTCCAACCTGCTTGTGTTTTTAACCAAAATATCTGTGCAACTACATTACCATCTTTTGCTTTTTTAAACAATGCTTGTGATATAACTGCATTTGCTCTGGCTTTACTTGTATCAAGTTGTGTTCTAAAATTTTTTCTTAATGTAGGTTCACTAATTTTAACTATCTGTGCTATTAAAGTTTGTGTTACTCCAGCTATTGCTAAAGCCTCAACTAATTTAGCATCATCTTCTGTCTTAATATAAGGTGGTCTGCCTACTTCGTTATTTTCTATATCCATAACCATCTTTTCTATTACTCCATAATTTTTGCCAACTCCATACTTGCAGTTTAGAAGAAATATGGTTTATTAATAATAATATTCGTTTAATCATTCCTTTTTTATAACCGAAAAAAATTAATTAGCCAATAGATATAATGATTTTTATTAAAAATTAGGTCAAAATAATAACATTTATTACGTAATTAATTAAATTATTGTATATATCCTTAAAAACCCCAGTTCTATTGACTTTTAGCAGTAATAATAATTAATATTTTTTATTATTTATTGTTTACATACCATGGAATCAATATAAAATCTAATTATGAAAACGAAAACAATAACTAAACAAAGGAGAAAAAATGACTAAACACAACTCTTGTGAAAAAATCATTAGTTCCAAACAAAAAGAAGAAATATATTTAGAACTAGCTAAAGAATATCCTAAAAAATATGGGTATCATATTTCTTTATTAAATTTTGGTGGTTCTGATCTTGATTACAAACTAACTAACCATACTGATGTTTATGGACCTTTCGGTACATTACATACAGCTAGAGAAAACTACAAAATGTTTATTACAAACAGTAATGTTGCTGATGAACATTTATATGCAATAAGAGGACCAAGACATGAAAACCAAAGAGGATTTAACACCGAATGGTATTCACATAAAGGAGAAATATAATGTCAAAACAAATCATGATGCAAAAAATTGTTGATAAAGTTATAAGTCAAATTGATCAACATGGTAAAAACTGGCTAAAACCTTGGGCTTCTTTAGGAATGCCCAAAAATTTAGATTCAGGCAAAAATTATAGAGGAATAAACACTATTGCTCTATGGATTGCCAAAGAAGAATCTGGTTTTACTTCTGATATATTTGGTACATTTAACCAAATCAGAAAAAAAGGTGGTAAAGTAAATAAAGGTGCAAAAGGTACACAAGTTATTTACATGCAACCTGCTTTATACAGAAATGCTAGAACTAATGAAACTCCTGATACATCAGATGGTGCAGTTAAAGTTCAATATAACTTAATGAGAAGTTATTTTGTTTTTAATCTAGACCAAACTACTGGGTTAGAAGAATACAAACAAGTTCAAGCAGAAGGTTCTGAAACTTTACTTGATGTAGAACAGTATGTAAAAAATACTGGTGCTAAAATCAAATATTCATCAGAAACTTTATTTCTAAAAAATAGTTGTTATTATGTACCAAGCCAAGATTATATCGGAATGGTATCTAAAGAACAATTTAATAGTAATGATAGTTCTTCTGCTACTCAAAACTTTTATGCTACTTTACTTCATGAACTAACACACTGGACTGGTCATAAGTCAAGATGTGATAGAGATGAGAAGTATAAAGCTAAATATTTTGAAAACTTTGATTCAAAAGAGAAATATGCTTTTGAAGAATTAGTTGCTGAAATAGGTTCTGCTATCCAATGTTGTATGTTAGGTATTACAATGGAGCCTACTCCTCACGCAATTCAATACTTAAATATTTGGAAAGATAGAATTAAGGAAAGACCAGAAACTATCTTCAAAGCAAGTGCTTTGGCACAAGCTGGTGTAAGTTATATTCAAGATTTACAACCAAATAATAAAATTGAATCGAATCAAAACATGTCTAAGTTGTTTAAAAATAGATACGCATCTTAATAACTCTCTCGCCCCATCATCATTAATTTGGTGGTGGGGTTTTTTTTTGTCACTTATCTCATTATGATTTATCCCTTATCATAGGTGTACGCATAAATCAATAAAATTTTTGTTTAAAGAAACCAAAATGTCTTGATAAGTCGTCTAACACTTCTCTTAATCTACTTCCCATGTATCTTTGATCAATATGTAAAATGTTTCTTGTTTGTTTTAATGAATAATCTTGACCACATATATAAGAAGCAATCTCAAAACCTTTATTTCCTAACACTTTATGTATTTCTACCAACTGTTCAATGTTATGTAAAGCACCATAAGAAACTTTATCTTTAGCACCACTTATAATAAATGCACCTAAATCTCTGCCTTTCATACCTCCAATAGCACTTGATTCAAATATTTGCCTAAACTTTATTCCTGCTTTATGCTGATAATCAACTATAAGATGTTTATGAAACATATAATCAAGTCCACATTCTCTTACATTAACCATCACAAGAGTTGTATATTTTTTACCTTGCGGAGTTAATTCGTGTCTTTCTTGTGGAACTACTAATGGTTTTTTGTCTTGATCTTTCATAAAAACTG